AACTCTATTTTAGTCACTGCGCATGGTCAATTAAAAATAGTTAAAACCAAAATAAAAGAAATATTAAACTTTTAGTAAGTAGGGCTTGACAAACTAAACAACCTGTGGTATACTTCTCCTACTTGGGGTATATTACAATAAACACCCATTAAACATTTTAAACGAGGTAAACACTTATGGCGTTAGACATCAATGCACTAAAGAGCAAGCTTAACAGTTTCAAGCGGACAGGCGGTGGGGACCGCGATGCTTCAATCTGGAAGCCCAAGGAAGGAAAGACAGTCATCCGTATCGTCCCGTGGAAGGATAACCCCGAGAATCCCTTTATCGAACTCTACTTCCACTATCTTGGTAACAAGACCCATCTCTCACCTCTTTCGTACGGCAATCGTGACCCGATTGCGGAGTTTGCTGATGCACTCCGTTCTGACCAGTCACGTGACCCGAAGGAGCGTTATGCCGAAGCTCGTCCATTCATGCCGAAGCTTCGTACCTATATCCCTGTCATCGTTCGTGGTGAAGAGGATAAGGGCGTTCGCTTCTATTCGTTTGGTAAGACGGTCTATCAAGAGCTTCTTTCATACATCTCTGACCCCGATTATGGTGATATCACCGACCCAAAGACTGGTCGTGACATCGTAGTTGAGTACATCCCGAAGGAGAAGTCAGATACAAACTTTGCCAAGACTTCTGTAAAGGTGAAGCCTTCGCAGACTCCTCTCTCGTCAGACTCTGCACAGATGAAGATGTGGATGACGGAGCAACCCGATATCAAGGAGCTTTACACCGAGCCTACCTATAATGAGTTGAAGGTTGCGCTTGAAAAGTATCTTGACCCTGACAATTCAGTTCTTCCTAGCACTCGCGACGATGAGCCAAAGTCAGTTGTTGCAGAGACTGCCGCTCCGAAGGAAAACGTCAAGAAGGCTGTTGACGAGTTCGACGCACTTTTTAACGACGATTAATTAACCAAAGACACGCTGTGTGCTAGGTAGCCTAAAAACTACCTAGTACCTGCGTGTTTTGTTACATAAGGGATTACTATGGCAAAAGAAATGAAATCACCAAAGAAGCCAGTTCCATCAGCAGACCGCGATGAATTGGCACAAGTTATCGCAGATAGCTTGAATAAATTATATAAGGATGGGCAAGTAGCATATTTCCTTGATGGTCAGGAAGAAACACCTACTGACCTGACAGACTTTATCTCCACTGGTAACACTATGTTGGATATTGCAATCAGCAATCGTCCTAATGGTGGTATTGCCGCTGGTCGTATCACCGAACTAACTGGATTGGAAGCATCTGGCAAGTCACTTGTTGGTGCATCACTTATCGCTACTACACAAAAGCGTGGTGGTGTTGCGGTTCTAGTTGACACCGAAAATGCGGTCAATGATGAATTCTTCCAAGCAGTTGGCGTAGATATGAAGAAGCTTGTCTATGTTCAGCACGATACAGTTGAGGATATCTTTGACTCCATCGTACACATTATTGAAAAAGTGCGTTCGTCTGCAAAGAAAGACAAGTTGGTTACTATCGTAGTTGATTCTGTAGCCGCCGCCTCAACCAAGACAGAACTGGCCGCAGATTTCAATAAGGATGGCTACGCTACTGCAAAGTCCATCATTATCAGTAAGGCGATGCGAAAGATTACCAATCTTCTTGGTCGTGAAAAGATTGCACTGGTATTTACCAATCAGCTTCGGTTGAAGATGAATGCTCCAGCGTTCTCTGACCCCTACACCACTTCTGGTGGTAAGGCAATCGGATTCCATGCTTCTACTCGCATTCGCTTGTCGCAAGTTGGTAAGCTGAAGGATTCGGCTGGTAACATCATTGGTATTACCACGAAGGCGGTGGTTACTAAGAATCGTTTGGGTCCGCCATATCGCGAAGCAGAGTTTGACATCTACTTCAATCGTGGTATTGATGACTACAGCAGTTGGCTTGATGTTCTCAAGGAGAATGGTATTGTCAAGCAAGCTGGCGCTTGGTATTCGTACAATGATGAGAAGTTCCAAGGAAAGGACTTCCCTACGTTCCTCGAATCAAATCAGGAACGGAAGAGTGAATTGTATGACAAGATTTGCGAAGCACTCATCATGAAGTACGAAAAGGATTTTGACCCAACGGCTGTTAATAAGGAAGCCGCCGAAGATGAGGATGAAGTTTCACCACCAAACAAACAATTGCTAAATGACTGATTTATTGAAGGCGTTTAATGATATGCAATTTGATAATAGGGACATAGGATATAATTCCCGTGTCCTTATTATCGATGCACTTAACACCTTCATGCGGAGTTATTCAGCTATTCCATCTTTGGATGATGATGGACATCATATAGGTGGAATGTCTGGATTTATGAAGTCATTAGGGTTTGCTATTCGTAGTTTCAAACCTACCAGAGTTGTACTCGTCTTTGATGGCAAGGGTGGCTCACAGCGTAGACGAAAGATTTATAAGGAATACAAAGCAAATAGAAAGCCGCCTACTCGTCTGAACAGGCAGTATGATATGACTACAGATGAGCAGGAAAAAGAGAATATGAAATGGCAATTGGTATCTCTTGTGGAAATGGTAGAATGTCTACCAGTGTCTATTCTCGCTTTGGATAACATAGAAGCAGATGACGCTATCGCATATTTCTCCGAATTAGTTACGAAGAAAGGTGGTACGTCTATCATCTATTCTACTGACAAAGACTTTTTACAAATGGTCAGTGATAATGTCAAGCTATACAATCCAGTTAAAAAGAAAACGTTTGATGTAGATATCGTACTGGAAACATACGGCGTTCACCCAAACAACTTTGTATTCTATCGGTCACTGCTTGGTGATAAGAGCGATAACATTGATGGCATCAAGGGCGCTGGTGAAAAGACGGTGTTGAAATTTATTCCAGAGTTGGCTGACCCTAATATAGAAGTCAATCTGAATTTGCTTGAACAAAAATATGCTGATATTAACATCGATGCAAAGATGAAGATATTACATAAGTTTGAAGAAGGGTGCCCACCACTGCGCAAGGCTGACTTGACAAAGTTGATGGTTCGCACTAAGATTATAGGAAGTATTCCGCAGTATGATGAATGGATTACTTTTACTTTTACGCCTTTAGCGAGATATTATGGTAAATCATAAACAATATGATAAGAATGTAGATACACTGGCAAAGTTTGGTCCAAGCTTCCAGTCAAAAGCTGTGGCTGCGATGCTGAACTCTCCAGACTTTTTAGCACAGTCCTACGATATTATCAATCCAAACTTCTTTGAGTTGGAAGCAAATCAGTGGATTGTTGAAACCACGTTAGACTATTTTGATGACTATAAGGTGCTTCCTACTCTTGAAGTGTTCAAGGTTGAAATGAACAAGAGTATTAAGGATGATACACTACGTACTTCTATCATAGAATCGCTCCGTGGTATTTTCAATAAGATGCAAGATAATGATTTGGATTATATCAAGGATAGTTTCTTGGATTTCGCTAAGAACCAAACGTTGAAGTCTGCTATCATCAGGTCAGTAGACCTACTCCAGATTGGTCAGTATGGTGAAATCAAGGTCTTGGTGGATAGTGCACTTCGAAGTGGTCAGCCCAAGACAGTCGGTCATGATTGGAAGAAGGATTTTGAAAAGCGTTTGACAAAGGATGCACGTGACACGATTTCAACTGGATGGGATGCTCTTGATTCTCTTATCGGTGGTGGATTGGCTGGTGGTGAGTTGGGTGTTGTTATCGCTCCTTCTGGTGTGGGTAAGAGTTGGGCACTTGCCACGATTGGTGCCAACGCACTGAAAGCTGGAAAGAAGGTAGTCCACTATACTCTTGAACTGAATGAGAATTATGTCGGTCTACGATATGATACCATCTACACGGGTATTGAGCCGGGGAAGATTCCAGAACATCCTGAGATGATTAAGGAACTGGTGGAGAAGATTCGTGGTGAGATTATCATTAAATATTATCCAGCCCGTACCATCACCTCACACACCATTCAGGCACACGTACAACAGATGGCTTCGCTGGGATTCAAACCAGACCTTATCATCGTTGACTACGCAGATTTGATGAGTGCGACCGCTCGAACGGACGCCCGTTATCAAGAGTTGGGTGCGGTGTATGAGGAACTTCGTGGATTGGCTGGCGAGTTGCAGGTTCCTATTTGGACGGCTTCACAGACCCAGAGAAGCGCATTACAGGATGAAGTGATTCAGGCAGATAAGATTGCAGAATCTTATAGCAAGATTATGACTGCTGACTTGGTTATCTCAATCTCACGGAAGCTAGAGGACAAGGTTCATAAGACTGGTCGTGCTCATATCATCAAAAACCGATTTGGTGGAGACGGTCAGACCTTCCCGATGATTATCGATGCAAGTGTAGGAAAGATAGAGATTTACGACGAATCCTCAGCTAAGGGGATTATGTTGAAGAAACAGATGGAAAATGGAGATACGGTTACGAGACAGAACCTCGCAAAGAAGTTGCTAGAGATGGACTTAGAGGATTAAAAATATCGTTGGGTAATCACCGAATTTTTCACAGAATACCGCAGTATTTATTTAACCCCAAACCCCTAACGATGTTGGAGAAATGAGATGTTACTAGAAGCAAAAATTTTGTCAGAAATCACGACATTCATGAAGTATGCAAAGTACCTTCCAAAGAAGCAACGTAGAGAAACTTGGAAGGAATTGGTTGATAGAAATAAGGCAATGCATTTGGAAAAGTTTCCAAAGCTAGCAGATGAAATTGAAGCAGCATATCAATTCGTATATGATAAGAAGGTTCTTCCCTCCATGCGTTCACTACAGTTCGCAGGGAAGCCAATCCAAATCAACAATGCACGTTTGTATAATTGTTGCTTCCTTCCTATCAATCATACAGATGCGTTCAGTGAAGTAATGTTCCTATTGTTGTCTGGTACTGGAGTTGGGTATTCCGTACAACGCAACCACATTGAACAGCTTCCACCTGTTAATAAGCCTGTAAAGTCACGCCGTTATCTTGTCGGTGACAGCATTGAAGGATGGGCAGACGCAGTAAAGGTTATGATTGAAGCGTATATGAAGGGCAAGTCACTTCCAGAATATGACTTCTCTGATATTCGTCCAAAGGGTGCGTTGCTCTTGACTTCTGGTGGAAAGGCACCAGGTCCAGAACCACTCAAGGATTGCTTACACAATATCCAAAAGATATTTGACCGTAAGCAAAATGGCGAACAGCTTACCACACTTGAAGTACATGATATTCTCTGCTTCATCGCTGACGCAGTATTGTCTGGTGGTATCCGTCGCTCTGCAATGATTTCATTGTTTGACTTGGATGATGATGACATGTTGACCTGTAAGTTCGGCAATTGGTGGGAACAAAACCCACAACGTGGTCGTGCTAACAACAGTGCTGTTATCGTTCGCCACAAGATTGAAAAGGAAATATTCTTAGAGCTTTGGAAGAAGATTGAAATGTCTGGTTCTGGTGAACCTGGTTTCTTCTTTACGAATGACGCAAACTGGGGATTGAACCCATGTGCAGAAATTAGTCTTCGTCCATTCCAATTCTGTAACTTGACTACCATCAATGCTGGCGACATCAAGGACCAAGAAGATTTCAATGCACGTGCCAAGGCTGCAGCATTTATTGGCACCTTACAAGCCAGTTACACCAACTTTCACTATTTGAGAGACATATGGAAGAGAACAACAGAAAAGGAAGCTCTTATTGGAGTGTCTATGACAGGTATTGCTTCTGGTACCGTACTCAATTTAAATATGAAGGAAGCTGCCAATATGGTGAAGGAAGAAAATGCGCGTGTGGCAGAGATGATTGGAACCAACAAAGCGGCACGGACTACTACAGTAAAGCCAGAGGGAACTTCATCGCTGGTATTAGGGACATCCTCTGGAATTCACGCATGGCACAATGATTTCTATGTTCGTCGTATCCGTGTTGGAAAGAACGAAAGTATCTACCAATACTTGATTGACAACCATTCAGAAATTGTGGAAGATGAATTCTTCAAGCCAAAGCAACAGGCAGTTATCTCCGTTCCACAAAAGGCACCAAAGGGCGCAATCACTCGTCAAGAAAGTGCACTTGACCTTCTTGCTCGTACAAGCAAGGTATGGAAGGAATGGGTAAAGACTGGACACCGTAAGGGCGAAAACAAGAACAACGTTTCCGTTACAGTGACCATTAAGCCAGATGAATGGGCAGGTGTTGGTGAGTGGATGTGGGACAACCGTGAAAACTTTACGGCATTAAGTGTGCTACCTTTCTCTGACCATAGTTACATTCAAGCACCATTTGAAGATATCAGTGAAGAGCAATATAAGGAAATGGTCAGTCATCTTCACAAGATTGATTTGACTAAAGTAGTTGAAACCGAAGACGCTACAGACCTAGCAGGTGAAGTTGCTTGCGGTGGGGGTGGATGCGAGGTACAATGAAGATAAAGAAGATAATACAATCAGAGTTCGAAGGAGAACACACTGATTCGGTTACGTTGACGATGACATGCAGTAAGCGGTTACATCTATTTAAAAAAGCACTTCCATCATTTGTTCAGTATTGCACCGATGCACTGTTAGTGACGAAGGTTTTAATCTTCGATGACAGTTCAACACAGGAAGACCGCTTTGAGATGGAAAAGATTGCAGAGTCTTTGTTTCCAAGAACGAACATTGACTTTGTATACTTTGATGAAATGCCGACCAAATATCGTCATGCATACATAATGCGTCACTGGCTACAGATGGTAAAGACGCATTATGTATTCCATCTAGAAGATGATAGACCGATGACTGACCATTTTAGTTTGAAAGAAGCAATTGATATAATCAAACAAGATTGGGAAGTCGCCATAGTTGGATACGCTCAGAGCTTACGAGAATTTCCACAAGAATACTTGGATTTGTACCGTAGCACGGAATATGGCAGAAATCGTGAAATAGTGTATTCTAAGAACACTAATTATTGGGTTTGGCCTTATATCGAAACAGAGGAAATCGGAAACAATATGTTTATGGATTCTGTACGGTCTAAGGAAGGCAGTGAAGAAATGTCAGCCCTAGCAGGACATGCAATCAACTATTGGGAAATGTTTGTTAATTACCCACCATTTGGACTTCAACCTAGTGTCATGGATGTCAACAAGCTTCGACTTATTGGTACCTTTGATTTTGTTGACAAGTTAGAAGGGAGTTTCGGTAAAAAGATGTATAAGCACTTTTCTAGTATACATTCAGTCAAAGCAAAGTCTGTTCATTTGGGCGGTCACATCTACTCAGAAAAGTCTGCATATGAAATGAACGATTCAATAAGGTAAATATATTATGCTACAAGAAATAACATTACAGCAATTCGAAGAGAAGTTGGCATCCAAGGAACCATTTGTTGTAGACTTCTGGGCTCCTTGGTGTCCGACTTGTATTGAAATGTTGCCCACGGTAGAAGAGCTAGCAAAAGAATCAGATATTCCGTTCTATAAGGTCAACGTTGATGAACAAACAGAACTTAAAGAAAAGAATCGTATCAAGGCTATTCCGATGTTGATGTTCTATAAAGAAGGTCGGACTCGGGAATTCTTATACGGAAAGAACGATAAATCTAAGATTGAGCAGAAGCTGAACCGCATTAAGTGAGGTTATTATGATAATTGATTTGACACCAGAAACCTTTTTTGAGCATATTAACAAAGAAGGTCCGTTGCATGTGGTCATGCATTATGGTGCAACATGTGGTCCGTGTAAAAACACCATGCCATTTTATGAAATTTTAGAACAACACTTTCTTGAACATAATTTTACAAATGTAAAGTTCTATAGATTTCATCATTGGGAACCTGAGTATAGACAATTTATTGATGATAATAATCTACAAACTAATGGCGTTCCTACGTTTAGATATTATTATTATGGTGAAAAGTTACACGAGGTCACCTCTGGTTACAGTGACCCGAATGTAATGAAGCAAGTTATCGTTGAAGTTATTAAAGGTATAGAATCAACTATGGGAGAGTTTCCAGCACATGAAAGTTAAACGTTTATCAGACAAGGCATTACCTCCACAAAAAGCACACGCTGGAGATTTAGGATATGATTTGTTTTCCAATGAAGGGGTGGCAGTTTTTCCAAATGAAACAAAAGTGGTTAAAACAGGAATCGCTATACAATTTCCAGAAGGATATGGTGGATTCATCAAGGACCGCTCCTCTGTGGCTACGAAGAAAGGACTGTTTACTGTGGCTGGTGTTATTGATAATGGGTATATTGGCGAGATTTGCATAGCCCTCTACAATGGTACCGACAGCTTGATTCACGTTGCCCCCGGCGAAAAGATTGCACAACTGGTACTAATACCTACAGTAAACTTTGAAATCGAAGAAGTTGATGAGTTGGTATCTGCAGACCAACGTGGAGAAGGGGGGTTCGGTTCAACTGGAGCTTGATATTTATAGGAAACCCCTAACCGAGAATGTCGCATGAGAGTTTATGTCACGGCGTAAGAATGGTAAGAAGGTTTCCAAGGTCAATACGATTGAAACGAAAGTAGCAACGATACTAGAATCATTGAACGTCCCGTTTGAACAACAAGTTACGATAGACAAATATACAGTAGATTTCCTCGTCGATAAGAAGTATATAGTGGAGTGTTACGGTGACTTTTGGCACTGCAATCCCCACCAATATACTTCTTCGTATTTTAACCGTGGGAAGAAGAAGACTGCGGAAGAAATATGGGAAAGGGACAATCAACGAAAAGAGCAATTCCAAAAAATGGGTTATAAGTTCTTATGTCTTTGGGAAAGTGATATACGCAATAATCCCAAAATCATAAGGTCAAAGATTAAAAAGATGAGAGTTGACAAACCGATAAATTAGGATTATATTTGGGTTATGACACTACTGTTAATATTTTCTGCGCAAGTATTATTTAATATTTTTAAAGTATTAGAAATACGATATACGCTACAACATAATGTCCGACGATTGCTACTGAACTCCGTATGGATAAATCTTGCTTCCCTTGGCTCAACCTTCTTTTCAATCGACGGGTTGCTAAAGGGAAACTTTTTGATTATCTTATTCTATATCGCTGGAAGTGTCGTGGGTAAGTATATAGGCATGAAAATTCAGATTACTAAGCCCACAAAGAAGCGAAAGGGATTCAATATACTAGAATACTTTTGAGGTTATATGGCGTACCAAAACATTTATATTGAACGTGGTGAAGGGTATGGAGCCGACACGGTGCATCTATGGGATGACCAGTTGGGATATAAGACTATTCCATACAAGAACTTTGACTATGCTTACACGCCCGACCGTAATGGAACTTACGTGAGTATGACTGGCGTACGTCTTGCAAAGACAAAGCGATATAAGAGAGATGACCCATCTCTGTTCGAGAGCGACCTTCCCCAAGAAACTCGTGTTCTCACCGACTTATATTTAAATGAGGATAATCCGTCCACTGGACACAAGGTCATGTTCTTTGACATTGAGGTGTCCATGGAAAATGGTATTCCCAGCATCGAAAATCCAAATAATGAAATCACTGCTATTGCTGCGTACGACTCTGTTACTCAGCAGTATACAGTATTAGTCCTTGATAAATCTGGTATTCATCCTAGCTATGAAAAGGATAATGTCAATGTTGTGATGTATGACTCAGAATTGAATTTGCTATATGGGTTTTTGGACCTATATGAGCAGATTGGACCAACTATCATCTCTGGATGGAATAGCGACTATTTTGACGTACCTTATTTGTACAACAGAATCAAACAGCAGTGTGGACCAAATACAGCGGGTCGGTTGAGTCCTATCGGCAAGCTTAAGTATTCTAAGTTTCGTAGTAGATATCATATCGCTGGCGTATCTGCACTAGACTACCTTGATTTGTATAAGAAGTTTACCTATAGCCAACAGCCAAACTACCGACTGGATACAATTGGTCGATTGGAAGTTGGCATGGGAAAGGTTTCATATGACGGGTCACTGGACGATTTATTCCGAAATGACCTGCAAAAGTTTATTGAATACAATCTACAAGACGTTCGTATTCTTGTAGAGATGGACAAGAAGCTTAAGTTAATTGAGTTGGTTCGTGGCATCTGTCACTTGGGTCACGTGCCTTACGAGGATTATGGATTCAGTTCCAAGTTTCTCGAAGGCACCATCGTTACCTACCTTCACCGCAAAGGAATCATCGTAACCAACAAACCTGCTGATGGGCGGGAGATGATGGAAAATAGAATGGAGAACGACGATGAAGGGTTTGCTGGTGCGTATGTTAAGCCGCCGAAGCCGGGACTATATGAGTGGGTATACTCCCTCGACTTACAGTCTCTGTATCCGTCAATTATTATGAGTCTTAATATTTCACCAGAAACTAAGATTGGGTACGTTACCAACTGGAATGTTGACAAGCACCTTAGTGGTCAGCTAGAAGAATATCTCATTCGTGGTACACGTGAAGAGCAAGTAGTCAGACTCTCTAAAGAAGCATTCACGAAGTACATGAAGATGGAATCGCTCATGATTAGCTCCAACGGTGTGTTGTATAACGGTAAGTCCGTTGGAATTATTCCAGAAGTACTTGACCAGTGGTTCAAGGAGCGGGTGGAATATAAGAATCTAATGAAGAAGCATAAGAACGAAGGCAATACAGAGTTGGCAGAGTTCTATGACCGCCGCCAACACATTCAGAAAATCTTCTTGAATTCTCTATATGGCGTCTTGGGACTGCCCATCTTCCGCTTCTTTGACTTGGATAATGCACTTGCTGTAACCGCATCTGGTCAGGATGTGATTAAGAAATCATCTACGTTTGCAAATAATCTGTACCAACATCGGCTGAACACTGAAGAAGACTATTGCACGTATATTGACACAGACTCTTTGTATTTCTCTGCTACTCC